ACAAGCGACAAGATCGAGTTGCTTCACGTCCGCATATCTCGCACTCTTGCTTGTCTTGTAGTCTATGGAGTGTGCCGTTTTCGTGGTCGGATTGATAATCACCAAATCCGCTACCCCATGCCACCACACATTCGGAGCATCGAATTCGCACGACTCTAAGTTCTTCGTCAACCCAAGTTTGACTTCGCATAACTTTTCCCCCGGAATATCTTTTAATATGTCTAAGGTTGCTTGCATATAAGCAAACTGCTCTGGGATCGGCGTTCCGTCACGGATGTATTCTTCCGCCACAGTGTGAGCCGCTTTGCCATACAGCGTTGCCTGAGTGTCAGGTTCAACAACGTCCTTTGCAATCTTGGTATGGTAGTACTTCTTAGGGCACTGCTGAAATGTTTTCAGGCTACTGAATGACCAAACAATACTCATAACGCTCCTCTTTCACCATGTTCAAATCGGGCGCTTCGTGCGGCGGCATAAGCGTCTACTACTGTAGGGTAGTAGCGCTCTGAGTATATTTGCTTAGTATCAATGTCCCAATTACTTTCTGATGAATCTAAGCCATACACGGGGTCTATACCTAGCAAATCTGTTAATGGCGACCTTTCTACTACAGACAGCCCTGTACCCGCAAAAAACGCATAGCTTTTAACTAAACCTTGGTCATGCTGAATCACTGGGTGAAAGTGAATCTTGTTTCGGTTTGCTTCGGGAATGTCAGAAAGCAAAAGCAGTCCCGCATCATTCTTACCAACAGAGTCGGCGAAATTGGGCAGTATGCCGCCCCAATCGTGCATCTGTGCGTTGTGTTCCCAATTAGTTTTTAGAGCATATTTGTCGCCTTTAACTTCTACAAACATACCTCTGTCCCCCCAACGAGATGGTAGATAGAAGTCAGGTAAGTATCGTGCGGTCTTAGTTCCATCGACAGTATCAATTTCTCTTTCATAACCTTGGTCTTCATACTTCCAAGGTATACCCAAGGTGTCAAAGAATACAGCCCATCGCGCTTCCAACCTCGAGCGAAAGCGATAGCCCTTGTATGTGGTTTCGATTGCTTTGATTTGGCTCATTTTTCATACCCTTCTAATTTAGACTCTACTTTAAAGTTTATTGCTACTGAAATGCGTTCGTGTTCGGTTGTGTTTTCAAACACAGAATGCAATAGGTACGATGGGAATATAAGTAACTTGCCAACTTGAGGGGCGTACACCACAGCTTCTTTCGTGCTGATTGTTTTTGCTAGCTTCCACAACGGGAAACAAATATGTACAGCGCAGGGTGATCTAAAACAAATGTCACCGTCCTGCTCGTTTGTCTGATGGTAATAAACGACTGATAACGTAGAAGTATTGTGTGAATGTACGGATTGATATGCGCCACGCCCACCAAAATTAAACCAACTTTCTGTCAAATGCACTTCAACCGGACTTTGTATCTTAAGCTGTTCCAAGTAAACGCCGATGTGCTCAAACACAAGTTCTTGTAACGCCTGTAGATCATGCTTAGCCAAGTCGTTGTTTGTACCATCGTACTTAAATGTTGTTTTTACGCTATCTAACCAAGGATTAGTAAGGTCTGACTGACGTATATTCGGGAGCGCTTTTTCAATTTCGCCCGAAACCAATTTAAGTTCATTGGGAGAAATAGTGTGGTGGTAAACGGGCGTTGCAAAGAGTTGCTCGATCATCGCTTCATGTTCCTTACAAAAATAGCAAAACTTTCGGCTGTATCACCAAGGGCTTTCATCTTGTCGAACTCCCTTGCAACTTCTTCTAGAACTTTATTACGTTCTTCCCTTGGGTTAACGTAGTCTTGAATGTCATCGTCATCTTGTGTCATATCGGTGCATCCTCTTCGTTCTCAGGGTTGAACGGCAACTTGTCTAACGGCACTGTGTTATTCAGTTTGTTAGGGAAAGGCCAAACCCCTTCCTTCTTCTTTTCCAAGTCTCTGCCAAAGATGGCATCCCAACGGCTTGCGTATTCTTCGTTTGTCACAGCAAACGGGCGTGGCACTGACCCTTTGCTCATGCTTCTTCCTTTGCCTCTGCTTCTACTTCCGTTTTAGCTTCGGTTCTCATGAACGCAATATCAGGTTGTTCTTTACGCAGTACGGCGTATTCAAGTTGTACACGTTGCGCGTGGATAATCTTCCCTGCGGTGTTGTTCATTTCGGCGGCGACCTTTGTTTCTATCGTGCCGTTTTTAAGTCCCTCATAAAGTGTGGACAGTTCTGTTGTGAGTTCGCTAATGTGGTTCATGTTACTTCCTTAGTTTGTTTCTTGCACGATCTTTTGCGCGGATTGTTTCTATATTTGCGTAGTAATAAGCTATCTTGGCGGCTTTTAATTCTTCAGGGGTGTGTTTCACCCTGCGACCAAACTCGTCATATTTTCTTGGTTTATACGTTAACCCTTTTGCATGTTTGTCCTTTCTCTTTCTTTCTCTGCTACATATCAAGCATTCATACGAATGTCCATCTTTAGTACCTTTGCTTTTACTAAAACCAATTAGCGATTTGTACTCTTTGCATGTACTGCATTTCTTCTCAGTGCGGTGCTTGTCTAGCTCTTGCACCACTCGCTTAATTTTTAACCGAATACGTTCGACTTCAACGATTTCAAGCGGTACTGCGTCAGTTGGCATCTCTAGCAGTTGTGCTACATAGCTAGCTCTTAGTTCAACCCGCTTCTGTTTGGCTTCCTCTTTTGCTACTGGCGCACGCTTAGCGCTTGTTATCCGGTGCAGTTCACGTACACGTTCAGGATGCGCGGCTCGGTAGCGTTCTCCTCTAGCTCTGTCTAATGCACGACCATGTTCTGTTTTTGCATCGGCGGCCTTTTTTGCGGCTATGCGTTCTTTGTTAGCCTCTCGGTACGCTTTAGCTTTAGCGGCTTTTATCGCCTTGGCTTTTGCATCAGCAGTCTCCATAACTCGGCCCATATCCTGCTTCGCAGTTAAGGGGTAGCTCCATACCCCAGTTTGGTCGTGTGCGCATGCACATCTCAACGTACTCCACAGCGGTTTGAACTTGCTCAGTCGGCACGATACAAGCAATCGCATCATGCACAGTCATAACGACTCGGTACTTCTTCGCAACCATGAGCATTTGCTCACCGATCACAATACGAGCCAAGGCTTGACACACGTTCTCGATTACCTTGCCGCCATAGATACGGGTCGGTATAACTGCCTTACCCTTCTTGGTGTCGTACACCAGCTCAGACTTGCCTTCCTCGTTCTCTACTAGACGTAGGTTGGGGTAGCGTAGGTACAAAGTGTTGGGCAAAAGAATCCCGTCACTACCTTCAATCTTTAATATACCGCCTCGGCCTAATGTGGTTTGCTGATTCTGAAGTATCGCTTTGAGCGATGTCGCAGCAGATTTCCACAAGTCAGTAATTTTCGGGTACGTTGCGCGGTACGTGTCGATAATCCTTTTTGCTTCCTCAAGCTCAATCTGTACCCCGAAATTTTTAAGCTGAAGTTGGAATTTGGACGCACCCATCCCGTAGCCACAGCCGAGGATAGTGGTTTTCCCAACGAACCTTTCATCCTTTGTAATTTCAGATACAGCTTTACCGTAGATAGCCGAAGCCATGATTTTGTATACGTCCTCGCCACGATCAAATGCCTCCACTAAGTCGTCTTGTTCCGCAAGCCATGCGAGCGTACGGGCTTCAATTTGCGATGAATCTGAATCAATCATCGTGTACCCATCCGGGGCAAGGATGCACTTCTTCAATGGTGATGTGCGCTGTAAGTTCTGCAAGTTGAGCTTGTCGTCCCCGCCCCAACGTCCGGTGTGTGCGGCATAGTAGCGTAGGGGTACAGGCAATGCACCGCGCTCGGCAATACCAATGAATCTAGCTGTCCTTGTCTCTTCGATCGTAGACTTAGTGCCAAGGCGTGCGGATACTAACGCTTGAATTTGTGGGTTTGAATGTTCGAGCAATGCTTTGAACGCTTCGTCTGTCTTAGAGAACGCATAGGTCTGCTTGCCTGTCGTGGGGCTTGTTTTCATTGGGGGTGTAACGCCATACGCAACCAATATATCCGCAAATTTATTGTTGCTCATCAAGTCGTCTTTGTCGAAGTTCTCAAGCAACTCGTCCTTGCGTTGCTTCTCTGTAAGTAAGTGGTCAACCAACATGTTCTTATCTAACTGCAGTACAGGCTCGGTGAACATGCGCACAGTCAAATCAATCAGGCGCAACTCAACTGCGGGGAAGCCTTTGCTCATTTGCCCAAACAATTCCCACGTAAGTGCAACGTCGTTCTTGCAGTACTCGCCATATCGTTCTAACTGCGCAGGGCTGAAATCGGCACGATGAAGACCCAAGGCGTTCTCAACTTCGGTTCCCTTCTCACCAAGTCCGTAGAAGTTTGCCAGCACCTTCAGGCTACCGCCTACTTGCGTACCATGCAAAGCCCTGCCCATTGATAAAGTGTCAAGCCAACCTTTGGGGCTGAGTCCGTAGACCCACTGCAAAATTGCACCATCGAACGGAGCGTTGTGCGCAAGCGCAAGGGAATTCCCCCAGTCAAACTTTTTAAGGAACTGGTGCATGGCTTCTCCATCCCCGCTAAACCACTCGGGCTCACCATCGTTGATCTGTACAGCTACACCGATCACCTCGAACTGTGGGCTACGAATGTATTCCTCAGTGGTAACTTTTGTTAGGGAGAACTCACGGGAATAATATGTTTCAAAGTCAATCGTTAGGATGTTCACGCACACTCCTTGTTCAGCCAATTCTCAAGCTCGGCAATGTTGGTCTCACGTATGACTGCCGTGACCCCACCGGATTCTCTAATAAGCTGAAGATTTTTGTCTTGAAGTGCGGTCGTTACGCCTGTGCCAGCCTTGGCTTCAATTGCCAAGAACCTACCCTTGACGCAACATAGAAAGTCGGGGATGCCACTGTTGCCGTAGCCAGTACCAATCGGCATGGCGTAGTAAATGTTGTGGGCTTTGAGGATTGCCTTGATCTTTGCTTTGACCTTGGCTTCTTTTGTTTGTGCCATCTGATACTCCAATTTGTTTTCGAGCGCATATAATAGCACACCCTTTTACAAAGTCAATAGTACAGACGTAAAAAAGCCACCCGAAGGTGGCTAGTAGTTTCCCTAACTTCTAACAAATGTTAGGACAGGCTCTCGATTTCACGCTCAAGATACCATTGTGCTTTCTTCAAGTCTTGCAACTTGTTGCCTTTGTAGTCGGCACGTGTCAAGTACTTGATTACATTACCCAAGCGGTAATTCAACTTCTTGGCTTCAATAAAGTCAATCGTCTCGATACCACCTACTTTGTAATGAGCAGGGTGATTCACTGGATCGGACTTTGGTTCGACCATTTCAATCTGTTTGTTAGACGAGAACAAACCCATCTGCTTCCAGTTTGCTGATGCTTCGGTAACCTTACGTGGTCGGCCTAATTTCTTGCCTGTCTTGCCCTTAGCTTTACGTTTGGTCTCCCACATCACTGTGTAGATGTACTGACGATTGACACCCATGGCCTGTGAAATTTCCATGGGCGTAGCTTTGGGGTTCTCGGCTATGTACTTACGGATTTGGTCTGCTTTAGTCATAGCTTTGACTGCGGGTTGCTGTGTTGTTGCTAATTCAATCATGATTTATTTCCTGTTTGGTTGTTAACGTACTCGGTAAGAATCTCTCGCATCTTGGCTTGCTTTGTATACGCATGGTTGGTGTTGAAGTAGTCCATCACCTCCTTTGGTAGACGCAAGCTCGTACAGAATA